AAACCCTAAAGTTTTTTGTGTAATTGGTAAACGCTTTGGTTCACTAATGTCATCGCAATCATATTTTTCCAGTGCTGTCTTCATACGATCCAGTTGTTCGCTGCTCATCTCTGTAGCAACTCGAACACGGAACATGTACTTCTTAGCACTCTCTGTGAGATATTCAGCAAAAGCTCTCATTTTAGTTAGATCCTTATGATGTATTTATTGTTGTTTAAGATTTTTGATTAACTCGTTACGATCCCAAACACGAGCTTCTACTGCAATACTAGTATCGTCAGGTTTTTTATCTGCTTCCATCTTCATCAATCGCATCTTAAGTTCAGTTTCTTTAAGCTTTTTCTGTGCTTTACCTAACTTAGCAGTGACAGCATGGCCTAACATTTTGCTTGCACTATCGAATATTGGCGCACTAAAACGAGGCTCAGTATTCATACCCAAGCTCATTAAGTTTTCAAAACTTTCCATGGCTTTGTTGGTAATATCATCTAATTCATTATCGGTTTTGTTTTCGGGTTCAGATGGTAAAGAAGATTCTATAGTATTAGCAGCAGTTAATGCTTGTCTAATTTCTTCTTTTGTAAAATCATCAGTTGTTACTTCTGGCAAATCAAATAGTTCTTCAAGTTTCTTAGTCATACAAGTAATTATCTTGTTTTGAACTTACGAACTTTTTTAGGGTTATGAAACATTTCATTTTCTGTAATTACTCTAAAAGTAATACCTTGTGATTTACACCATGCTTGTGCGGCTTGCCATTTACATTGATTTAACGCAGCCATAGCTTGATTGCGTTGCCCTTTGCCAACGGTTTCCATCACTTCTCCACTGGGTTTGATTTCTACTAGTTCTACTTTTCTTACCCCGTCCTTACCTTGGTATACAACAAAGAAATCAGGCACATAAATCGTGTTCTTCTGCGTAAAAGGATTATAGTATGGGATATGAATGGATTCGTTTGCCCATTGGATTATATTAGGATGGTTATCGCAGAAGTTCATAAATGCCCATTCCCAGCTACTACGGTAAGTAGGAGTTTTTTTTCCAGCATATTTTTCAATGTTCTTTATTTCGAACTTGCCTTGGGAATACTTGCTCACGCTAATATGTTCCTTTGTATCCATTGGTTAGTATAATTGGTATTGCTGCTAAATCCTAACTTGCTAGTTGATGGCCTTAAGCTATTAAAAAATGCAACTAATAAAGTTTTTAATTCAGATTCTGATGCAGCTTTATTAAATTCATTAATTATTTTTAATGGATCTAATTTATTATCATATGTCAAAAGTATAACATTCTGTGTTAATTGCTCTGCTGCTGTTTTTGATGATGTTTTTGCTTCAAAAAATGCATATACTTGCCCATATACTTCAGGATTAATATTAATTTCCTGATTGGTATATCCATTAAAAAATTTTATAGTATTAGATGTTGTATCTGGAAGATTAGTTGCCATAAAAGTATTTATAGAGCAGCACTAGTTCCTGTTCTTTCATCAAAGTACTGAGTTCCGCCGGTGTATACCATTCCTTCTTCGGTGTAGGTACCTTCTTTATTACTGCTTAGTCCTGATGTTTTACTATTATTAATATAATTTTCGGCAATTTGTTTTATATCAGTCCCAGGTGCAAGCTTCAATGTTGATAAAAATTGAGTTGCACTAGAAATAGCAGCATCAGAATATCCTTGCTGACTTAATTGAGATGCTAAGTCACCCCCTTGATATACAGGCTGAGTGCTATTTGTAGAGTTCAATAAAATTTGATTATATGGAGTTACACCAGTTTGGCCATATGCATAACCAAAGTTATCAGAATTGGATCCTTGTAAAAATCGTTCAGCAATTTGTTGATAATTTGGAGGGACATATTCTTGTCCAGGAAGAGGTGGTAATCCAGAACCAAAAGCGCCTGTACCAGCGCTCATAATATATTGATCTGCGGCAGATATTTGATCAGGACTATATCCCTTTTGATATAGAGCTTCTTGCCAACTATTTGCAGAATACAAAGACCCTAATTCATCAGGAGTTTTAACTGATATACCATCACTATATGCTACTTTACCAATTACATGTACTGCACCATAATCTTGATTTTGATATGGCAGATTGGTCATTGTTGGGAAAACGTAACCATTATTAGGTGGAAGTGAAGATCTATTCTGTAATACAGATGCCAATTGATTATTACTGATTATATTAGAAGCAGTAGCAGCATTTCGATTATATGAATTAGTTTGTTCTGATAAAAATGGATTAGGGTTATATTGTTTAGTAGAAGAAGTTCTAGTAGTAGTTAGCGGGTTAAACAATTGACCTGTAGATATGTTTACTTGAAGTAAGCCATTAGCTCCAGCAATGTCACTTGTCTCTGTATCATAAGTGTCAGGACTATCTAATCCAAATCCAGGTATGCCATAACTAGCATCTATCATGTCATCATATGTAACACCATTATAATGAATCTGCATAGATGATTCTAATACACCATTGCCTTCAGAATAATCATGTGTATCATGACTAAAATTACTAATAAAAGGATTTTGTAAAGTAATTAGTTGTGTTTCTGTACCGTGATACATGCTATATATTTCGATACTTGTTAGATACGAAGTTTTAGCACCAGTATCCATCCCCCAACGAGATTTTTTTCTAGCTTTATATTTGTCATCATTAATTGGATCATAGTCTAAGTTATTATATGATCCATCTGCATAATAATAATTGTAATAACTTTTCCAAAAATTTCGCAAACTTCCAATATTATCATCATGAAATTTAATACTAATTGGGTTATACTTTATGCCTTTTTGTATAATGATTCTTTTATTATATTGATTTAAATCTTGAACATCTATTTCAAATTTTGGCATATCAATGGATTTAACAAGGTAACTTAACTCGTTAGGTCCTACTGGCTGAGGCGCAGCAGTAAATTGATCTGAAGTAGCAGCAGGATTAATGTTAAATGTTACATAGAATAGATACTTGCTTTTAGGAGCTCTAGAAAAATCATTAGTACGAAATATCTGTGCGGCATGGGCATAATCCCGCACAGAACCAGTTCCTAATGAAAACCAAATACCCTGGCCGCTAGTAGCCATTAGAATTATCCAGTAACAGCGAATGTAGTACCAGCAGTACCTACACCAATGACAGGTGTTCCTACACCCGAACCTGTTGGGGTCTGAAGAGCATTATCAAATCGCATCTGCATCTTAATAGTAGCAGGATCATTTTCTTTATAATCAAACCCACCATAATCAACTTCAGTGATAAAGCAACCATACATTTCCCAAGTTTCAAGCACATTTGGAGTAATGTTTCCGTTACCGCCATCTAGTACTTCAAAAATAGTTTGGAACTTGTAATCGATGCCAGATACAGCACTTGCTTGTTCAGCAAAGTCAAATTGCTTCTGCACTTGCTCACCAATGAGACCCGTTACTTTACCATTGACATCATCACGGAAGTTAACTGTACAAGTACCCCAGTCTGGCTTACCTTGAAGATACATTTTACTATTGTAAATGTCTATTGTAATTGGATTAAAGTTTAGTGTAGGACGAGTGAAATCCATAACCTGCTTTGAAAGCTCTGATGTTGGATTAGAAACGCCGAAATTTAAAAATGTAACTCTGAATCGATACTTTAGCTTAGGCATCAATAAGCCCTGAGCATTACTGCTCTGATCGGTGCTCAAAGGTACAGTCATTTTTGTTAAAGATGCAACTGCCATCTGTTTTTACTCCTGCTGTAATTATTTATAGTTCTTGACAAGGTTTTTATCTAGCAGTCACAAAGAGAGGCTCCAAAGAGCCTCTCTTATATTATTATTTTTTAACCTAATGTAGTTGAAGTTGTAAGATTTCCTGATGCAATTTGCCCTGTTGCTTTTAGTCTTACTGGAATATAGATAAATTCCACTGACTTAACAGGTTCGATAGCAATATCAATATGTAGTTCATTGCGATCAATTGTATCGTTTGTATTATTTGTATTATCGCAAACAACCAAGTGATCATACAATCCACGACGTGTTGTTACATCAATCATTAATTTATCAATTAATGCTTTTGCAGTATCTCTAGTTAGTTTATCATTTGGCTGGAATACCAATGGACGAACTAGTTCCTCAATTCTCTGACGTAGATAAGCAACAAGGCGTGCAACATTAATACGATCAAGTGCAGTAGCATCAGCTTGTCTAGTATGATTACCATAGTTAATTCGACCAACACCAGGGAAATAAGTGATTGGGTTTATCTGCTGTTGATATAACACGTCACGTAATGATTGTGGAACGCCAGTTGGAACAAATGCATTATTTGACATACGATTAATATAACCAATTGATAGAACATTGTCAACAACACCTCTGGTATTTCCAGCAGGAGCAAACCAAACTTCACTTATTTGATCATTACGAATAAATGTTCTTAACATCGGGGTTGACATTGGAACAACAATGGATCCAACCCCACTTACTGGATTCATAGTTGCAACACCTGGATAAAATACACCAGTATATGGATCATTAGTGTTTAATGCATCTTCTGAAGTAGTACCAGTACCTAATGCATCTGTCAGATAGTTTTGAATAGTTGTTGTATCTGTTGAAAGTCCCATTGGG